GTTCTCGTCTTCTGCACTATCAAAAGGACGTACTTTACCGCCGACGTTGTAATCCCGCGGTGGGGGAGGCAAACGCTCCATCAACATAGGGCTGGAAATACCTATGGGGGTTGGGCGGGGGTTAAGCAGTTCAGACGGGTAAGGCAATCCCCCAATACTGCCATCGGGACGTATGTATTGGCTCATGGTGATTTAGAAGGTTCGGGAAGTGACGTGAGTCTGGAACTTGGTCGGAAGCACGTCGCCCATCTGGCGCTCCTGATTCTCGACCGCATCGGCCAGCTTGGCCTCCGCAAGCCCAAGCATTCCCGTAGCCTTGTCCTGTTGTCCATCCGAAAGCAGCCAATCGGCGAACGTCCGGTAGATGCAGTACTGCAGGAACGGGGTGTAGAGCGGGATCAGGGACCAACTGGCTGGCGTCGTGCTTGGGCTCTGCCCAGCCGTGGTGGCGACTACGCACTTGTAGTAGTTGCCGTTGCCCGCGGTATCCGTGAAGTAGATCTGGTCGTCGACCACATACGTCGCGGTAGCCGAGTAGGTGGGGCCGACGTAGCGGAAGGGGTACTTCCGATAGAAGATGAAGACCGGATTGCAGGGCAGGATCCCGTAGATGCTGCTCTGGTTGACACCGTCCACGTAGGTCGACCACGACCCGTTGATCATCTGCACCCCAGCAGGGGTCAGCAGGTAGCCTTGCTTGCGCGGGTAGAACGCTCCGGACGGAGACGCTTGATATACCTCGAACAGCGCGTCGATGGTCTCCTCGCCCGTCTGCTCCCATGGCAACAAGAGATCGCTCTGCGGCACGTTGCTCGTCTGCTGCACCATCGCGCCCCAGATGTACGCTCCCTTGGTCACGTCGCCCGCGTAGCTGATCGTGCTGCCGTCGGTCGACAGGTTCAGCGTGTAGGTGCCGGACGTGGTCGCATTGGCCGACGCGGTGAAACTGATCTGGCAGAGATAGAAACCGTTCGGTTGCAGTACTATGGTCGACCCAGTGACATTGGCCGTAGTGCCCACCGTGCCGGCAGCCACATTGAAGAACGCGCTGTAAGTGGTTGCGCCATCGTATACCGACAGCTTGATCTGGTTACGCCCATTGGGCCGGGCATAGAAACTAGCAACGTAGGTCTGCGAAGCAAAAAACGACGTGACGTTCTGGACCACCCGATGCTCCGAGTTGGCCACGGTTTCCATTAACCTGCTGGCCGTGACTTCCCCATCCAGTGGGTTGGCAATATTGTTCGCCGTGATCGTGAGCGCCGTGTTGGTCCAGTACGCCGTCTTGCTCAGATTGTTCGGGTATGTCAGTCGGTTGCCCACGAACCTTGCCTCCCCGCGCGGGCAGGTATCGAACCACTGAGTCGCCATCCAGATATCCCGAATAGCGTTGTTAAACAGAAGGTTCAACGACTCCGCCAACTCTGTCGACAACCGTGACGTAGGCACGCCAATTAAAGCGCACACGCTGGACAGGAAGTCGGAGTAGTTGCGGGTCTTGGCCATCAGACAGGCTTTCCGTTGACGAACGTCTTACCGTGCCGGAGTGAACTGGACTTGGGGCGATAGCCCGGAGCGCACAGTTCGGGATTGTCGGCGAGGAAGTCCTGCAGCCAGTTCTCCTGATCGCCGAACGCATGCATCATGCGGAAGTAGAGGCGGGGGTCAATCTCCGCGATCTTCTGTCCGACACCGGGGATGTAACTCGACCCGGCCTGCTTCATGATGCGGGCGATCTTGGCCTGACGCAGCCCGGCATTGATGCGCTCCTGCGGAACGCGGCCGAGCACATCGTCCTCGAACTCCTTGAGGAAGTTCTCCGGAAGGGAAGTAATGAGTTCCGACATAAAAGGGAAAGAGGGGGGCCGGATCCCGGCCCCCCTCTCAGCTATCACGGCAGCTGAGCCGCGTCCTGCAGGTTCAGGTAGATGTTCAGGTTACCCGCCGTCAGGGCGCTCGGAGAGCCGCCCGTCGCGTTGGTGAACACCGCCCGAAGACCGACAGACGTGGTGCCAGAGCAGTTCGTCACCGTCGCCGGGTCAAAGCCCGCGGCACCGATGATGCCCGCGGTCAGGACCGACGTGGAGGTGAGGAACGCACTGGTGTTGGTCGTCGTGCCGACCACCACCGTCAGCGCAGTGGTGCCAGCGAACGCCGTGCTGACATTCGCCATCGCCTTTTCCACGAACCACTTGGTGGCCGTAGAGCCGAGGGTGAACGTCACGGTGTCCGACGAACCCGTCGCACCAGTGGCGGTGAGATC